GCCATATGATGCATTCACTTTTGTTTGTTGTAAGAACTTTTTTTATGAATTCCATTGGCTCACCCCATTTGGTTTGACCTCCAAGTGGATCACCATGAATTCTCAGCCGTTGATAATGTGCACCACATAAGCCTCTTGCATTAACCTTCTTGCTGCATCCTAATATTTTGCATATATTATCACCCATTGCATTTGTTCCTTTTTTTGTGAATTCCTCCATTATATAGGGAAATTATTGATGTGACCAGCATTGATCCACTACTTGATCGCAAGTTTGATCGCAATCATTACCAATGCGCGCACTTTGTCACTGAGGCGTGGAAGTATTTGGTTGGTGGAGATTTGCAACCTGCGTTGTGTGGATTGTTGCGTCCAGTAAAAGATAAAGTAGTTGATCCAACACAAATACGAAATCATATGGAGCGTTTGAGAAAACCCGTCTCTCCTTGTGTGGTATTTTTTTTCAAACACGGTATTTCCCCACATGTTGGATTGTATTGGAAAAAGCGTGTTTTGCACTTAACAGAAGCTGGTGTAAGATATCACGATATTGATATTGCTGGAATTGGTTTTACGGGAAAGATGTTCTACAAATGCAAGTAGTATTAGCTTTAAATCATCTTGATCCTGATACGTGGGAAACTTATGAAACAGATGACATTATGTCTCTGTTGATGGAAAAGTTTGATCGTTTTCCTGACACTGCACGAATTTATCACAACGTTATTTCTCAGGATCATGATGTAACACCATCTGATGAAATATCGATTAAAAAGTTAAAAAATCTTGATGGTAAATTATATGTAGTAGTTTATCCAGAAGGTGTGGTTGCAGCAATTGTAATTGCTATCGTTGCCGTTGTTGCAGCCGTTGTTTTAAAACCAAAAATACCTTCTCTTGTACCTACAGTTGCGCAGCGCAACAGGAGAAATCAAAGTTCTAATAACGAGCTTTCGGATCGTGAAAATCAACCTCGCCCTCAAAGTCGAATTCCAGATATTTACGGATCAGTAGTCTCAACGCCTGATCTTTTGTCTGTTCCGTTGACAAAATACGAAAACAATCAGCAGCTTGAATACGCATATATGTGCATTGGTCGCGGATCATACGCCATATCATCTGATAAGATTTATGATGATGAAACTGCCATTACACAGATTGCTGGTACATCTATTGAGATTTATGCGCCTTACACTTCCCCTAATTCTGGTGATGCGGCGCAATTGACCGTTGGGACACCAATTAGCAGACAGGTTAAAAGCGTTCATAAATCTAACTCTGTAAACGGACAGACTTTGCGGCCGCCAAATAGCGCAAACGTCACGGGAACGAATGACATTGTGTTTGCCTACCCTGATGAAATCACGACAACAAGCGATTACAATTTTGATGATCGTTTTGCACCCGGTGATGAAATCACGGTAACAAATGCGTCTGATACAGTGACAGTTTCCACAGTTCCTACAGCTATTGATCTTGCGGGAACTTACACAATTCTTTCCGTGTCAAGCAATACCATTGTGCTATCAAACCCGGCACTTGATAATTCAGATTGGACCGTTCTTGGGACCAGCGATGAATTGGAAACCATCGGTTTATCGTCAAGCATTGTATCAACATCTGATAAGTGGATCGGACCATTTACAATCGATGTTGCAACGACAGAGGATTTGTTATGCAATTTTGTCGCGTCAAACGGTTTGTACAAGGACAACGGAACAACTCAAACCAAGGTTGATGTGACGGTAGAAGTTGAGGCAACGCCTATAAATCAAGCTGGAACGCCTATCGGTTCAGCGGAAACGTTTCAAGTTACTTTGCTGGGATCATCAACAACCACATCAGAACGCGCAGCATCGCTTGAAGAAACACCAACCATCGGAGGTCGTCAAAGTGTGCGGTGTCGTCGTGTGACGCCCACAGATACCGCATATGAAGGTACGGTAGTTGATGAAGTAAAGTGGCGTGATCTGTATGCTTTGTCGGATCCCGGTAAAACGGAATTTGGTGATGTAACGACGGTGTGGGCTAAGACGGTGGCCACATCTGGCGCTTTGTCAATAAAATCGCGTAAACTGAATATGGACGTAACGCGAAAAATACCAGTTCGCATTAGCGGAACGACGTTCAGCGCGCCACAATCGACTGATCGGATCAGCGATATCATTGTGGCAGTTTCAACAGACCAGCGCATCGGAAATCGTGCTCTTGATGAGTTAGACCTAGACAATATCTACGATACGATTGATGAAGTAGAAGAATATTTTGGTACTGATAAGGCGGTATCGTTTGGATATACCTTTGATGAGCAAAATATGAGCTTTGAAGAGACAATTGCATCAATTGCTGGAGCGGCATTTTGCAACGCATATCGTCAAGGATCAAAAATAAAACTGTCGTTTGAGAAACAAACCGAAGACAGCATTTTGTTGTTCAATCATCGAAACAAAAAGCCCGGTTCTGAAAGCCGAACTATTTCTTTTGGAAATGTAGGTGATAACGACGGCGTATTGCTTGAATATGTCGATCCTGTAGATGGTGCGATTGAGACATTCTATGTTCCTGAAGATCAGTCTGCAATTAATCCGAAGAAAATTGAAACTCTTGGCATTAAGTCAAAATTACATGCAAGGTTTCATGCTTACCGTGCTTATCAGAAAATATTATACCAAAACGAGGCAGTAGAATTTACTGCCACCCAAGAGGCTGATATTTTGGTTCGAGACCAACGCATTTTGGTTGCAGATAACACGAGATCAAGCACGCAAGATGGTTATATCAGTGCGCAATATGGATTGAGTGTAACCACATCGCAAGCAATTGTTCTGGAAGATGATAAAGAATATGTGATGTTTTTGCAGCATATTGATGGTACTGTAGAGGCGATAGATATAGTTTCTCTTGACAGGAGCAACCGTGTTATTCTAGCGCAGGCTCCGAAGATGGCGCTATCTGTTGATATTAACAATTATCAAAGGGCGACATATCAGGTTGTTGAGGCATCTGATGCTGGAAGAAACGCATTTTTGGTGCAGGAAAAAGAAATGAGCCGCGATCTTACATCAACTATCAGAGCAGTAAATTACGATGATCGTTTTTACTCACATGATAGAGATTATCTTGATGGTGTCGTCGATGAAGAAGGGAATGTTTTATAATGGCTCTTATTGACCAAACTGGTTTGGAAAATGCCGCCGTTGATGCTGCAACATTAGCTGATGTTGTGAATGATCCGACAGGGCCTTTTACAACTCGCCTAGGTCAGCAGATCAATTTGTCGTTGGCTGAGGCTATTGACGCAATTACAGATTTTTCCGCTGGTGTTCAATTCACGTTTGACCCATCGATCACTATGTCTGATCCGGGCAGCGGTGATATTCGGTTGGATAATGCGACACTTTCAAGCGTTACACAGATCGCAATTAGTGATACTGACAAAAATGCAAATGATGTTTCTGCATTTGTCAACTCTTTCGCAGATAGCACCAGTGCCGATAAAGGCACTATTCGCATCATGACGACAAATAGCAACGTTGCATACTACAATGTAACTGGTGTTACGAATAACACCGGGTGGACGCTTGTTGATGTAGATTATTATTCAAGCTCTGGAAGCTTTTCTTCTGGTGAGAAAACGTTTCTGTCATTCTCCAGAACTGGTGATGCTGGTGGATTAACCTCCGGAGGAATAAACACTTATACGGGATCGAACACATTTGAAGGTGCTTTTGCTCTTAACGGAAATCAATCACAATCTATCGTGTCTCAAACTGATGATTTCTCTCTTGATGCAACAACTAATGTACTGCAAATCGATCTTACTGGGGATCAGACGCTTACCGGAATGACAGGTGGTGTTCCTGGTAGAGTTGTTGTTATATCGAATGTTGACGCTACTGATAGTTTAACTATTTCTCACCTTTCAACATCCACTGCAACTAACCAGTTCGACTTGCCGGGCAATGTTGATTTTGTTTTACGCGCTGGTCGATCTGCAATATTCAAATATGCGTCGAGTAAATGGGTTCCGCTGCATCAATTGGTTTCAGAGGAGCCACCTGATCCATTTTCAAGCAAAGAAGTTGGTGAGATTTTTAGCGTTTCAACTCATTTGACCGGGGTAACGGAACCTAATAATGATGGAGTGAAGAAGTTCATCAAGCTAACTATAGGGTTAACTGGATCAGGTCAATTTAACGAAGGCCTTCTGATCAATGAAAGCACTAGTGGTGTCTCCCCTCTCGTAATAGCAACGGCTGATATCAACGTTGGACCATTGTCCGGCGAAACAGTGTCATTGTTAAATACTGAAGGTCGATACATAAAGCCCGGTACAAGTTCTGGCACTATTGCTAATGACCAAATGCAAGGTCATTGGCATGACATTGTTACGGGTATAAGCACGACTTCAAGTGCCGTTTCGTTGGGCACTGATTCTGATACTGCACAATATCGAGGCGTTGATGATGCAGTTAGAGACGCTAAAACCGATGGCGTTAACGGTGCGCCAAGAACAGGTACATCGACAGATGTTAAACATATGCAGGCAGAATTTTTTATGAGGGTTTTGTAATGTTCGTTGCGGATAACAAAACAAGCTCTGTTGAGTTTGAGGGATCAATTGAGGTTGATGAGCAAACATTTAATGAGTGCCGTGATGCTCAGTTAAATGGTCGCGGATTTGGTGTTCGCGATGGTGAGGTGCGTATTTGGAGCGAGACCAATCGTACCGTTTATAAAACTTCTGATCGAACTTCTTTGGATATTCCAGAGAATGAGGATACGCCAGAAGGATATACGTCTCTGGTGCCTGAACAAGGTCAGGTCTGGTCAGATAGAGAATGGGTTACACCACCACCTAATGAAAGTCAGATCATTGATGCTGTAAAATCACACGTTCAATCTGTATCGGCATCGAAAGGATATGACAGCCCCGAAGCTCTGCAATCATACGCAAATAGCACGGTTTCGTTATGGCGCGCCGAAGCTGCTGCATTCAGCATGTGGCGTGATACCTGCTGGCAATATGTTTATGAACAGATTGCATTGTGGGAAAATGAAGAGCGCACGATTGATACCGCTGACCAATTGGTTAGCGAACTTGATGAAATCGTTTGGCCCACCGAAAGCGATTACGTACCGGCGCTTGTTAAACAAAGTGTGCTATCAAATTTGATTGTTGACGGACAAATCGCCGAAAATATTGTTGCAAGTTCTGGCGTTGCTGCTGCATGGAGACAGTCAACAGGAATTTACTGGATTTTCTTTGCTGCCGCTGAACCTGACACAAACTACATAGTAAATAGTTATGATGGTGGTGCGGTAAGGGTTTATGCGCCATCTGAAGAAAAATCAACCACTTATTGCATTATAAGAGTTGAAGATGAAACAGGAAACTTGACCGACCCAACTCAGGTTAATATCGAAATTAAAAGGGCAATTTAATGGAGAATGCAATGAAGATCGTTTTTGAACGAGAAATTGATGGTGTTCAAACATTGATTTCTGCTGTAACCGCTCCGGGAAATCAAGGATATTGGGTTAAGGTTTTGGTGCCAATTGGTAATCCGTATTGGATGTGGGATCAAATTCCAGCGGGCCAAGTTATCGCGGCAGATTTTACAGGTGCGCCACTGTCAACAAATGACGTAGCCTTGAACAACAGTAACATTGCGGCTATTACAGCATTGCCCGAAGATGTGTTGACATACGCACCATGATATCAGCAATTCTATATCGCATACCAAGAGGCGGTGGTCTGGGTGAGGGCCGGTCCTTTATCGGTGCGCTGATATGGTCAGTAGTAACCAGTGTTTTAGCCGCGTTATGGCTAGGACACTGGTTTCCTCTTTTAGGATGGCCTTTCTTACTGGCTGGTGAAGCGCCGGGATGGTCGAAATGGTGGCCTAATCAACCCAGTGGAGGCAACATCTTGCGGCTTTCTTTACGCGGATGTTTGCTTTTAAACCCATTGATGGGGCCAATCTACTTTTGGTGTTATAGACACAAGACAAAATTACCAAAGTTTGGTAAGATTGCAAGCGGATGGACGGAATGGGCTGAATTGGGAAGCGGTTTTGTTACCTCAGCAATGTTCAATCTGATTTGCTATATTTTTGTCAGATTTTGGGGATAGGATGCCTTGGAAAGACCCTAACAACTGGATGACCCCTGAGATTATGGCACCTTTTTTGTCATTTGTCCTCTCATTACTGAGAACGATTTATCAGGATCAAGAACCGCGTTGGATGCGCAGGCTTTTAGAAAGCGTGATTTGTGGTATGATTACGCTCTCTAGCAGCTTTGCTATTGATGCTATGGGTCTGTCTAGTGAATGGAAATTTGCCATTGGCGGGGCTATTGGTTTTATGGGCACTGACTACATACGAACAATTGCGCAATCTTTTATAAACAGAAAGATTAATAAATGACAAAAAGCACATACGCAATAATGATAGCAATTATATTAGGCATTTTGTTAGTGGTAGCAGTTTCAATGCTTGATAACAAATCAGAGCGTTCATTGATTGGCGTAACAGCGCAATGCAAAGATGGTATGTTTACTGCTACGCCACGCGAACGCGGTGTATGCTCTGGTCATGGCGGTGTAGAAAGGTGGATTGAAAAAAAATGATTAGAAAAATATTCGGACTTATCCTTGCTGGCGTTTTTTTCATTATTGCATTTGTGTCTGCTCAGGCGGGTAATTGTTTCGATACCGTTGTGGTCGCAAAATACCTTAGAGATAGCAACGGGGAAAAGCCTGTTAGAGTTGTTAATTCCGAACGAGGATATAAGATCGTAACTTATCAATCTGATAAGACATATACTGTTGTTTTTGCGTTTGATGATGGAAAATCATGCGTAATGGATGCGGGAACCATTGAAATCAAGGAAAAGGGGATTGGGTTGTGAGCAGAGGAATTAGAAACAACAACCCAGGAAATATTCGAGAGAACGGCACAAAATGGCAAGGACTTGATTTGCCGCCAAGCGATGGAACTTTTTGTCGTTTCCTTGAACCGAAATGGGGCATCCGGGCGATGGCTCGTATCCTGATTTCGTATCAGGACAAACACGGACTGAATACCATTGCTGGAATTATCAACCGCTGGGCACCACCATCTGAAAACAATACGGCATCATATATTAAGCATGTCTGTGCAGAAGTTGGCGTAGAGCCTGACCAGCAAATTGATGTACATCAGTATAAATATGCATTTCCTCTAATAGAGGTTATCATTGAGCATGAAAACGGCATTCAACCGTATGCAGCTTTAACGATTAACGATGGTTTGCGCCTTGCTGGCATTGAGCCAGACCTAGAAGCTCATGCAGAAGCTCTAGAGGACGATCAGCCTCTATCCAAGTCACGCACTATCAAAGGTCAACAGGTGGCAGTTACAGGGACGATTGGAGCATCGGCAGCGGAAATTGGTCAACAGATCACCAATGCCGCGTCAAGCGTTCAATCTCTTGTTCCGTATCTCGAAGTTGCAAAGTGGGTTTTCCTTGGTCTGATCATTACCGGCATTTGCGTTACCGTGTATGCGCGCTGGGATGATCGCAAAAAAGGTCGCATTTAATGACAGCTATTATTTCGTTTCTGTGGTCTAAGGCTGGTGGTTATGTCATGGCCGCGCTAGCTATTCTTGGACTTCTGTTTGGCGTTTATCGATCTGGTAAAAAGTCCGCCCGTGTTGATAGCATGGAAAAACAGCTAGAAAATGTAAAGGTCAGACAAGATGTTGAAAAAGAAGTTGATGCTGTCCCTGTTGGCTCTAGCGCTCAACGCCTGCACAACGAATGGGCGCGTGACTAGTGGGTGTGAATGGGTAAAGCCGATCTACATTAGCAAGTCTGATGTTTTGACTGATGGTACGGCGGATCAGATTTTAACGCATAATCTTGCTTGGCAACGTATATGTGATTAAGTACCCGGTCAGTCGGGCTTTAAGACCCTATCAAGGGCAGGCGCTATCATTAATTTGGTAGCGTCTTTTTTATACTAAAAACGCCCCCGTGAGGTAGCGTTAAACTAAACCGCAGACCAGAGATCCTGGTTTGATAGTGTGTGTGACAGCCCAACTATCAGACTTTTAACAATGCTTGTCAACCCCAAAATCCCGCAACAAACACAAATGCGAACATGAGAAAGCATAACCCGATAGTCTCAACCGTCGCTGTTTTTTTCGTCATTTCAATTCCTTTCCTGCCATCTTGATATGGCGCTTAACCGTGAATCACCTACTGGCCCCTCTGCAACGCATATTGAGCATTGGCACCAATAAAAATCATCTTCGTTGTTAATGGAAATATTTGCGTTTCCGCAGAATGGGCAAGGCTGTAACTTTCGTACTTTCATTTCAAAAATAGTTGGTCGGCTATTCTTCATTGCCTGCAAGTGAAGTGAAATTTCAGACATCTCCATAAAACCTGCTGTAAGCCCAAACCAACACCGACCACACCACGGCGACCAAAACCAAGCTAACGCATAGTGAGGCGTTGTAAACATCCGTTACCGTACTGTCTGGCATGATGTGCGGCATGATCACATTCAAGGTTGTTGCAACTACGTAACCGATGCCAATCATAAAAAACCCAGCGATGACAAGAACTGTTTCCGTCACGATGAATTTCATCATCACCATAAATCCATGTTCGATAAGTAAATGATAGCTTCTTCTGCGGTCATTTTTTCAGGTTTCATTCTTTTGGTCCTTCTGGAAGGTAATCCCAATGTGTTAAAAATGGCTCTATGAATTCAATACGTCCATCACATTCTGTATTGATAGCGAATATTCCATCTGCCATTGCGACCCAACATCCGTCAGAAAATTTCACTATTGAATAATCACAATAAATTTCTCCGTAAGCGTATGAACTATATGCTCCAAGAATTATTGTTCCATCTTTAGGTGCCGTCTCAATCGGCTTCCAATCTGCTTTCATCGTGACCTCTGTTCGCTCATAACCCATTTGTAGTCATCTGGATGCGGTAATTGTATACCGGCATCAACAGCATACGCTTCAATCTCTCGCAAGTATTCCGTCATTTGCTTGACCGTTAACCAAGTCGTGCTGATCATGTGGCGCAGCATGTTGCGCTTCGCTGTCTTGGCTTCATCGTGCATACCGGCATCCCAGACCGTCCGAATGCATTGATACATAGAAACAGTTTCTTCGTGGCCGTCACGGATCAACAACGGCAACAAGAACGTGTTTTTGAACTGCATGTGCAAGTCGTCTTTAGATGTTCCCGTTTCATTAGAGATAACCGTTATCCATTGCCACATTAATGCATTCTGCGCTACTGACCGCGAATATTCCATCGGCTTGATGGTGACGACATGCAATTCTGACAGATCAAGTTCGTTCAACTGCTTAATGGCATAATCAACGTTTTCGCGCTTGTGAAGAATTATTTCAGTCATTTGGCGGTTCCGGTGATATTTCGTGAAAATGGGTAAAATCATCAACATCCCATCCGCAATCATCACCATTTATCAGTTTAAATTCTTTTGTCTCGTCATCCACATATCCGACGTAAGCATCAAAGTATTTATCTGTTGGATTGACCGAAGTTTTTATTACAAACAACCCCCTAACATGTAATCTGCCGTCATCATGAAAATATTCTATCCGTTTCCATTCACTCATCTTCCATATCCTCGCTAATTTTCCATTGTTCCTTGCACCATTCTAACAGATCAAACCCTATCAGTTCGTTAAAATCTGCCCTGCTAATCCTATGAACGGCATCTTTTCCATGCAAGTGATGATCAGGGCAAAGCGGTGCGATATGCCGGTGATCACGACGCCCGCCCGGTCCATCCTTTACGTGATGAACATGCACTTGACGCGATCCGCATACAAGGCATGGCATTGATGCAATCCTGTCAGCGTGTCGTTTTTCCGCAGCGTTCATAATGTCAGAACGCTTTGGTTTGATGCGGTTGTGTTTGGTGTATTTTGGGATCATTTCGTCATCCCTTCAATCAAACTATCTACATTGACCAGATACGGATTGAAGGTAACGGCCCATACCCACGGGTTGCTGACCCAGCTATCGGGGCCGTTGATTGATGACCATAGATGTTCGAATGCTTGTTTAGGGATAAATCCCGTTCCGCAGCCAACCGCAGAGGCATGTTCAACGGCGTCTTGATAGAAATCAGTTTCCCAAACGCCTTCTGAATCTGCATCTTTCTGGCTGATGTCTTGCAACCGCTGTACCCGCACGTCGGTGATTTCCAGTGTGATTCGACTGGCCCATCGTGGCATGTGGATGGATGGACGCCACGGCCACCCGCGAGTGTCTTTGTCAAGGTCCGCGAGCTTGTCTGTTGCCATGTATCGAACGTCAGAAACGTGATCCTTGGTCGGCAGGTAATCTCCAAATGACAACGCCTGCCAACTTTCCCGCACCCAAAGCAGGTCGCCCGGTTTTCCGTATGGGCATTCATAGGGACCAGACAAAGCTCCGGTTGAAAGGTAATTTATCGTACCATCATCCCGTAATTCATTATCATATAGCTCGATCAAGCTTTCTTCTGGGCAGGTAACGGGGTAGCTCACTCCCATTGGACCACGAACTTTGAATATTCTCCGCGTCTGCGTCTTTCTGCCATCCAGAATGGCGCGTACCATTGGACCGCTGAATATGATTGGTTTTGTATTCACGGCCTATACCCCAAATAATGTTTACGATTAGATACGCATGTACGCAAAATCTGCTGTACTTGCGCATCCATTGTTCTGATTTCGTCGGCATTCATTTTAGCCATGTGCTGCACCTGTTCGATGGTATCGCACTTGTCTATAGCGGCGCGAAATGCCGCTATAAACTCATCTGTTCCGGTGATGTAAAGCGAATAGCTCATGACAAGTCCGTAATACGTTTTTCAAGGGTCTTTTTCAATTCCAGAGCATCGCTTTTATGAAGCGCCCAAAACTCTTTTAGACCTTGACTGTTCTGGTGCATGAACGTCTCGATCTCTGTTGGGCTTTCTGCCTTATTCGCGAAGCTGACAACGCGATCAACAAAGTCACCAATAGATACAGCTTCAATTGGTTGCCCAACTTCAAACTGAACAGAAATAGCATTTTTCCCATTCGTCAAAGCAAGACGCCGTTCAACTTCTGCACGTTCAACAGCTTCGGATGCGGAAATTGTGTTGTCCATTTCTTCGGCAACATACAGCCCGCCAAATTCTTCAGGCCATCCTTTGCGCAATGCTTGGGCTTCTGCGCACTTTGCAATCATCACTCGGCCCATTTTAACCCAGTTACCTTTTTGTAGCTCATACTTACCAGACGGAACTTTTTTCCCTTGTGCCTGATCGTATTCCCAAACTTCTGTTACTGGTGCAAATTCGTCCCAATAAGCAGCGCCTTTAACCTTGTTCCAGTTCCCTGAATTATCCTGTTTGAAGCACGTCACGACGGCCTTTTCGATACCAAGAGGATTTACAGCAGGGTCTTTCAGTTCCTTGTTGTAAGTGATTTCAGGTTCGTCTTCATCCGGTCGGTAATCACCACAACGCGCAGCTTTCGCACGATATCCATCAATTCCGGTAACAACAACAAGCTGGCGTTTTTCAGGATTTTTTTTGTTCGTAACCATCGCGTAAATCTGGCGGCGGATCGGGTCAAGTCCATGACGGCGGGCCATTTCGATAAACAGATCAAACTCGCTTTCATTGCAATCTTTGGCAAGCGTGTTTTTGATCAGCTTCAATTGGCTGGCGTTCATATCGCCCGGCGCAACAGCATGGTTCATTTTAACAACGTTGTTCATTATTTTCTCCGAATAATAATGTTGATACCGCCGTTTGACTTTTGTACGCCGGGGATAGTTTCACCGTCGTTAACGGCTTTGGTCAGTGCTGTTTTGTCAAGTTTTGGGTCTTGTGATTTCCAGAACTTTGCCGGTATCAAAGCCTCATCAACAATGTCGGCTTTCGGTTTGGTGTTGCCGATAGATAGTGTGCATAAGTCACCGTTGATTTTTTTGATTTCAGCACGTGACATTGTGACAAGGATAATCTGGCGCAGCGTATCTGCTGAATGATCAATACGGCTTTTGCGCTCTTGAAGGTCTTTAATCCGTTCTTGCACGGCCTTTGCCATTGCTTCGCGTTCGGAAATTTCTTCGGCAATCATAAGCAATGCTTCGGTTAACTCAGTCTCACCATCCAGTGTGTCAAACAGTTCTTCTGGATCGGCGTCAATACCTTCAAGCTGTTCGCGCAAGTTATGCCACCTTGACAATTCTTCGCGAGCCTTTGAGATAGTTTTTTTGACAGGATCAGACATCGTAGTTACTCACCTGTGCGCGATGACCATCCTTTAATGCAGCGCAAGCAAGATATACGAGATTTCGTTTTGTTAGTGGGGTTCCTTCGTTTTTGAATTTGTGGATCGTTCCACGTGCTAATCCAAGCTGTTTTGATGCTTCTGTAACGCTCCATCCCATATAAGAGAGGAAGTCGTTAAATTGTTCTGATGTCATGGCCATTCCTTTTCTTGCTACTATCTCATTATGTTCGAAAACGCGACTGAAGTAAACAAAAAATGTACATTAATTCTGTTTATATATACATGTCATTAAGGCAACCCCGCCGTTGTGATACCCACCAACACGCTAACAGTTATCAGTAATGACGCTCTCTTTTCACACAACTCATTTATCAGGTGCCTTTTTCGGTAGGCCACACCGCCATGATCACAAACGCGAGAACCTGATTAGCATTGGCCCTATGCAAAGCCAAATTCCACCGGGGTTGCCAGTTAAGTGGCGAGTTGTAACCGGCCTTTATGCGGGATGCCGGAAAACCGTGGGGAAAACTTTTTTGAATTTTGTTGTTACACTTGCACACATTTTGTAAATGCTGTATGTTCAACACAGATCAGCAAGAGAAAGCTTTCCCAAACAAACTATCGCTGATCTCGAAGGCCGAGCGCTACCAACGCTGCGGCCTTTCTCTTTTATACGTCAATTATCGTGCACGGTCAAAGCGTAATTTACCTATCAGCCTTAATCAATACCGCTATATGAATTATTTCTTGGGCAGCCAAATCCCATTGGAGGATTGGATGAACTGCAATCACCGCCGCATATTTCGCATACTTCTGGTTCATTACGCTGGGAATGTTCTGTAAGCCTTTCAATGCTATCGTCAACACCATTGGTGTATCCAGTACCGTCGCACTCCTCGCAATCAGCAGTGCCACCATCTTCAATGACTTCGCCAGTGCCTTTGCACGATCCGCAATAATGTGGATGACATGGGGCAGGTCCGACAAAGCCCATATCCCAAGAACCTTCAATGTAATTATCAATGTCAATTGCGATACCGTTGATGCACTCAAAATCTTTGGCGTAAATGCCATTTTTATGCAAATCACACATGTTTCACCTGTCAGCCTTAACCGCCATTACCGCAACACCCCAGCGGTATTTTTCCGGTGTTACCTTTAATGCGTTCGCGATTTCACGCGCCTTAATGCGCTC